ATGGATCTCAATTCACCCTGCAATTTTGATTTTTCATGCCTCGACATTAGAAAGTTTAACAATTCGTTGGAAACTGCACGACTTATCAATGATTTCACTGCTTCACTTGGGCTGGATGATAGGAATTCATCAAGTACAGCAGAGTCCCATTTGCATGACTTTATCATTTCATTAACTGACTTTGTATTAGATTTGTCTAGGTAAAGTTCCAATGCCTTCTTAAAACTCTGACTTGTTGCGTATTCAAGTAGTTTATGTGCCATCACCTGTCGTACTGTACCTGATGCATCTCTTATGCCCTTGTATCTCACTGCGTAAGGGTCACTACCTGATCCTATTAGAACTTCGCTATCAAAGGGTTGGTTCAATATTATAGCAGCCTTCTCGAGAAATGCAGTCCACGCGTAATTTTTTGGTGACACAGCATATATAGTCTTAACTTCTGCTATGTAAGATGATAATGTGTCCTGTGCCTCTCCACATAACCATCTTACCATTGAAGGAAATCCAAATCCTCCTAAATTCGGCGGTGCATACATCACGTGGTACATCAAGTCGCTGTTCACTTTCTGCAATGATTGATTTGTCAAGAATGCTAAGTCTAAGCATCTCGTTAAGCAATAATAATATGTTACAAATGGGTCAGCTCCTCTGTTTACTGAGCTCTTACCGCTGGTAAACACTGCTGATGTTTGCTCTCTGTACGTGCTGAATTTAAGATTCATCTCCCTGTCTATCTTAGAAAATACCTTTAATGCAGTTACTACCTCGCTGCCGCATGCAAAATATCTGTTCAAAAAAGTATACTTCACAGTAGAGTATATTGTCTTAGATATGTCTATTATAAATCCGCAAAGTCTGTATGTGTCAATTACACAGCCTAATATCGCCTTTGTTATCCTGTTTAGTTCATCTGTGTCTCTTGCTTCCTCCAATGGTATGCACAATACACCATCATCTATCAAAACCAATGCTAGTGCACTTTCCTTACTATTGAGTAAGCCCATCCTTTTGCACTTCCTTATTGCATAATATGCAAGATGCTGATGTAGAGAAGTGTCCAATGTTCCTGTAAAGCCCTGAAACATTCCGGTCGGTGCATCAGCCTTCGCCGCATAACCTCTTTTGTCCATTATTAGCTGTATCTGGCTCCACATTTCCCGCATTCTGTACCCATCTGGTATTTTACTCAAATTTGTCACGTACTCATGATGTTCAAATACTTTATCCCTGTTCGCATTTGGGCTCCATCCTGATACATCCAAGCTAATGACAAGTACTTTTGACTTGTTTGACTGCTTAGTTAGATTGGTTATTGAATGCATCTTCTTTGTCAAGCTTGTGTCAGGCACTCTGAGTGAGCTTGCACTTGCTATACTTGTTGCCCTGATAGCTGTCCTGTCCAACTCAG